AAATAGTTTAACAACGCAGAAATTTCTGCGTGAGATACTTGCTTGACATTCACTTAATTACAATATTAATAGTATAATGTGCATACTACATACAACGGAATTGCGTAATGGAAGTGCATTAAACGGCTATTTAGCAGATTGTTACTAAATAGCCGTTTTTATTTGTTAGAGAAAAATTCCTACATTTGCCCATAATTTGTTTACAAATAGTTTACAACACAAGTTATGGGGTCAATTACTTTTAAGGCCGTCGTTTCTGGCTTCCGGAAGGCTGACGGCACGCAGACTATCAGGATAAGGGTGACGGCAAACAGGAAGGTCAAGTACATCTCGACGAATATCGCCGTCACGGAATCGCAGCTCACTCGCTCCGGAAACATACGCGACCGCGCCGTGCTGGACAAAACGGACCTTCTGATTGCCAAGATGCGTGCAGCGGCCTCGCGCATCGACACGTTCGCAGCCTCGCAGATGTCCATCGACGAGATAGTTCAGTTCATCGGCAAGGAGCAGGACGAAGTGTTCCGGCTGGACTTCTACCGCTTCGCCGACGAAATCATTGCCGGCAAGACTGCCGAGAACACGCGCTATTTTTATACGAATGCAATGAAGGCACTGCGGACTTTTACAGGGAAGAACAGCATGGACATTTCCGAGATCACGTCCTCGTTCATGCGGAACTTCGAGTCCTGGCTTGTCGCAAAATATGGAGCAGGCGCAAGATGCACAGGCGCATACCCTTCCTGCATCGGACACATACATGCACAGGCACGTCTTCGTTACAATAACGAGGAAACAGGAGACGTCAAGATTCGAAACCCGTTCGCATATTTCCATCCGGCACGAACAAGGCCGGCACCGCACAGGAACGTCAGCAAAGACACAATTCAGACGATCATAGACAAACGCGGGATGCTAACTAAAGAGATTGACAAAAAAGCTGCCGACATGTTCGTGCTGTCTTTCGGCCTGATGGGCATGAACGCCGTCGACCTGCACGGCTGCCTGCCGCCGAAAGGCGATATACTAATATATAACAGGACGAAAACAAAAGGAAGAAGAGACGACCGCGCTGAAATGCACGTCAAGATAGACAAGCGCATCCGTCCGTTGTTCGACAGCTGGATAGATCCGACAGGGAAGCGCGCCTTGCGGGTGTACAAGACAACTGCCAACACTTTCTCCGCCGAGCTTTCAATCGGTCTGCGACGGGCATGCAAGATCATGGGAATAACCGAGCCTCTGACGTTCTACTCCGCGCGCCACAGCTGGGCGACGCTGGCATACTCCGCCGGTGTGGACAAGGCGGTCATCAATGACTGTCTCTGTCACATAGACAAGAATATGAGCATTACGGACATCTACATCGCAAAGGACTGGGAAGTCATGTGGAGGGCAAATGAAAAGGTGCTCGACCTTTTCGACTGGTCGAGCACCCAAAAAGATAAATAATGCCGGAATCCGGCATTCTACCAGAAGTCTGCGGAAAACATCTAATAGATTTCCATCCACTCCTCGGCAATGTACATGTCGCGTTTTGCAACTTAATTAGATTAGACATAGACGGCCAAAAATCAGGTATTCTAAAAATCTGAATCTAGCGCAGCAGACTTCTTCTGCCTCATCAGAAAAATCGAGGTGAAGGTGTAGTCAAGAATTGCGGCGGCATTTGATGCGAAAAAGGCTGCCTTTATCTTGCCGTTCTTGCGAAGGAAGGTGTCAATGCTGGTCTTTTCGCCAGGCGTGATGCCTGACGCAAATACTCCACCCATCGAAACACCCATCAAGCTCGTGCCTATGAATCCAATATCTATCAGCGTCACTCTGTATCTGCCCTCCTTCCATTGCAAAACAAAATTAGCCGCAAGATTTGAATTCGACACGAGCATGTTAGCTGACATGTAGCCGTAACCAGCTCCCTTTATATCAGCAGCAACAGGGATTAGCGAGCCTTCAATATCGCTTTCTTTTATGACCACTTTTTCAAATGCAGTTGATAATTTTGCGACGTCACATATTTCTGCAAAATCCCTAGAGTCTTGAAATACCCGTTGCCAAATAATTTTGCCGTCCGCGACTGAAAAATTATAGTCATTGTCATTCTGCGCAAAACAAAAGAACGGGGCGAATGAGCATAATAGTGTTAGAACCAGTTTATACATAATAATATTAATAATTTATATTCGAGTCCACAGATCCGCCATTATTGCATCCGATAGTGTATGTTCCGCGAGTTGTCATGCTCTCCGCCAGCCGGCGGTAATCCTCCTGTAATTTCCAGTATTTGTCGGTCGCACTGTGAAGCTGTTCCTTCAGAGCGAGCTTGTCAGCCTCCAGCACCTCGATTCGACGCTGCTTGTCCTCGCTTTCCTTCGCGAAGGAACTTGTCAGCCTATCAAGCAGGGAAATGAGTTTAGCGTTGTTCTTCTGCGACGTATCGCGGGAAGATTGCAGGCTGCTGACGTGTGAGGTGTATGCGGTCTCCACCGATTTGCACGCCCTTGTCAGTTCTTCGGTAATTCGGCTGGTTCTGTCAATTCTAGCCTCCGACCGCTCCAGCATCTCGAGAAAAATTTTTACACCACTTTCGTAACCGCGCGCGTCGCGCTTGATACCAGACTTCGTGTCTTGGTCATGATCTGAATCATCCATAGTTTTATGTTATGTTATGTTATAAGAGGTTTACGCCAAATTATTGCCGTTTAACGACTATTAATTGTCAATTCTTGACAACACGGAATCCGCGCCTACTTCAGTTTCGCGTTAATCTCCTTGAGTGTGACGGACATATCCGCGAACACCTTAATCCCTGAATATATCAGCAGGGACAGTATCAGGACAGAAACGCCGCACAATATAAGCACTATGGAAAATGAATCTCCGTTTAGAATTTCAATGATTCCCATGATGAGGCCTAATACGGCTACAATTATACCGAGAACCAGAACGGCCGATGCCGCATTCTGCAGAGTTTTCTCGGCAAAGAGGTTGATGTTTACGCTTTCCTGTCTTGCGGAAGCCGTGCTCGTTGTTTCTTCCATAACGATATGTATTTATTGGTTGTTAATTATTCTTCACTAGCGCGCGGAGAAAATCTATCTGCGCCTCCTTGTCCTTCAGCTGTTCCCTCAGCATCTCGTTCTCCTTCTCCAGCACCGCCATCTGCGTAGCTGCGTCACCATCTTTCGGGCGATTGCCCGCCCTGTTCTGGTCTATCTGGACGTTCACATCGCCGGCGTTGTTATTGCCGGCGTAAATGCCGCCGTTAATCAACATCGAGGTATCCCACCCATGAGGATTGTTGAGTATCTTGGTTAGATTTTCTTTTGAAGGGTTGCCTGCCCCCTTAACCATTCTCGATATAAACGCCTCTGTCACACCGAGATACTTCGCTAAATCAACCTGTTTTAGTTTGTTTCTATATAAGAATTCCTTGATATCCATCTTTGCCCTTTGTTAATTTTCTTAATTTTTTCAGTTAATTTACTTGCATAATAAATTAAGTTTCTTTACCTTTGTGTTTAGAAACCAACCCACAAAGGGCAAAGGTAACAAAAAAGTAAATAAAAAACACAATATGACACACGATGAATTAGACTCAACGATTAAGAAACTGATGACTGAATTCAACGCTAATCGGACAAAGATTCAGGAAGCGCGCAAGGTCGAGGATTGGGATATAGTTGACGCGCTCAACGAGCGGCAGCGCGAAATAAACGACGAACTGAACGCCATCTATAACATAACAATACAGGAGGATGTGAACAATGAGAACTAGACGCGAATGGGATATTGACAGGATAGCACGCCACGCCATCGGCTGGGTGATGCTGGCGGCCGGAGCCGGCTACCTGTTCTTCGGAAACTACCACTGCGGCATGGCCAGATTCCTTGCATGTGCCGTATGTGTCGGGATATGGACTGCGGCGACGATAGACGACAATGACTCAAAACGAACCCGCGAGGGCAAGTGAGGGTTACTCTAACATAACTAGCAACCGCCTGCACTCATATAGCAGGCACGTGCAGGCGGACAACGGCGGTAAACCGCGGATTGTGGCGCACCGCGGAGCGATATACTCGACAAAGCATTAAAAGCCTCGCAGTCGGGGAAAGCCTGGGATTGCAGCATGGTTCGAATCCATGCCCGCCGGCAAAGACGCAGGGATGCGTTGATTAAACCAAACACATAAAGACTCCGGCGATCCGCAGAACGGACGCCGCCCTGACTGGCACTGGATAGTCCTTTACAGGGTTGGCAGGGAGACTTCCACGGGTGGCGTGGCGCTCGACGGCTGAAAGCGAAAACAGACCGGCAGCGTGGGAGGTTCGAGACCTCCGTCTTCCTCTGATAATTGAAACAAAACGAGAAAGAAAATGGAAGGGAAAATCAGCGTATTAGGAACAATCAAGACTTTGGGCGTCGGTGAAATCTTCGTCTTTAAGCCTGAACAAATCAAGTACACGTCGCTGCTGTGCGCGTGCTCGAAACTGCGCATGGACAACAAGCGCGTGCGCTACAAGGTGAAGACATTGCCTAGCGGCAAATATCAAGTAACACGTATATCATGAGCAGCATAGAGGTATTATCGCGCGATTACGCACAGGTGAGCGAACTCATCGCCGGCGCCATCATCAAGAAGATGAAGCCGGTCGACGACGAGCTCAGCGAGAACGAGGCACAGAAGGCCTACGGCACCCGCTGGCTCAACCGGATGAGAGACGCAGGGCTTGCGGAGTTCGCGAGGATAGGGAACAAGAAGGTCTACAGCCGCCACCAGCTTGACTGCCTGAAGGCAGCGGAAAGGGAACAAGCGCGGCTGATAATGAAGGAAAAGAACTGAACCATGGACGGGAAGATAACAGCGGCGGACGCACGTAGAATTGCGGAAGCAAGACACATGCAGGTGGCGGATTTCAACGAGGCGTTTTTGGCCTCTTTCGACACCGAGGAGGCGCGAGACATCGCCGGCGGCATGATGCGTCACCAGTACCATCGAGAAATGTCCAGGGCAGGGCTACAATGAAGGAGGTCACATGCACAAGTTCGAGATTAACGACAAGGTCGTCTGGAAAACAGCAAACGGCACGGCGAGCGGCAGGGTCGTATGTTACGACACGCTGGGGCTCGGCTACATGATAGTAGCGCTGCCTAACAGCAGGAGGATGCTCGTGAACGAATGCAGCGCGACAGCCTGCAATGACGCGACAACGGGAAATTATCATTGTTGACATAATAACAAAGTCCTTCGCAGCGATGCGCGGGCACGGAGACGCTGGGCAAGTGTGTAATATTGTGGTTATAATGGTTTTAGCATCAGTTTTCAGCCGGCGGTTCCGTCAAGCCCTTGCGGGGGTGACACCTTTCAGGGGCTCTAATTTCAAACGAAAAAACAAGTATGGAAAACAAAACAAACTCAAAGACGCAAGGTGGAGTCTACCGGAAGATTCTGGAGCTTCAGAGGACAGTCAGGGCTCTGCTTCCCAACGCCAACGGAGGAGGCGACAGAAACTCATATAAGTACGTTTCTGGAGCTAAACTGCTGGGGTATCTGCGCCCGAAAATGGACAATCTGGGAATCATCCTGAAGCAGGAGATCGTGGAGGAGTCGCACGAGCGGATAGATTACGCCACGGCCTACGGACACAAGTCGGAGATGTTCACAGCGCTGAAGATGCGCTTCACCTGGATAGACGTCGAAACTGGCGAGCGTGACGAGAACGAATTTATCGCCTTCGGGCAGAACGGATGGGATAAGGGCCTGGGAAGCGCGCTGACATACGGCGAAAGGTATTTCCTGCTCAAGTTCTTCCACATCGCTACGGACGAGGACGATGTCGACGCTTTGCCTATCGAGGATGCCATGCCGGCGAACGTTCAGATGCCGCCGACACCAGCACCGACACCACGGTCGCAGCCGGCTCCGGCCATTCCACAGGCACAGGCACCAGCACCAGTTCCAGCTCCGGCGCGAGGCAAACAGCAACCGATACAAGTGAAAGTGATACAAGCTGGCGACGACACCTACATGAAGCTGATCGCAAGAATCAACAAGGGGCAGCTCGACACTATCGACAAGGCTCTCAAAAGCGGTATGGTCTTTTCCGGCGAGGCGCTGGCAATGCTGGAGCAGGCACAACGAGATTTCAAACCAATTACAAAATAAAAAGCATTATGACACAAGACACAAAAGCAAAGAGCATGTCTCTTTATGACCTTCAGGCTCTAGCATTCAGGACAGAGCTTGAACTGGAAGACAGCGGCGGAGAGTTAACGCCGGAGATTGAACAGGCATTGGCCACGACCGAGGTTGAGATTCCGCGCAAGGTGGACGCGTACAAGGGCTATCTGGATTTCCTGGAGGCGCGCGCGGACCAGCTTCAGCAGACAATCAAGTCGCTTCAGAACAAGAAGAAGGCAGTCGAGAATGCGAACAAGAGAGTGAGAGAGTATGTGAAGGTGACGATGGGCGCCTTTGGGCTACGGAAAATCAAGGGTGACATATACACAGCCACATTGACCGAACGCGACGGCATCGAGGTGAACGAGGAGCAGATCCTTGCACCTTACAGGGAGAAGGTGATGAGACTATCCGAGACATTGCCGGATTACGTATCTGTCGAGCTGAAAGTCAGTAAGACGGGCATCGCCGAGGCTATCAAGGGAAACGACGTCCTGCCACTTGGTATTACCAGGACGACGACGGACACGCTGACAATTCGCTAGATCATGACATCAAGCAAGAGAGATTCATTCGTCTATCATCTCAGCTGGGAGGAAGTAATGGACAACTTGCCAGAGGAGGTCAGGGAGGAGGTGCGCGGCGGCATTATTGGGTATGCCCGCACGGGGGTCACCCCTGAACTGAAACCTTTGGCAAAAGTAGCCTTCGAGTTTGTGAAGAGAGACCTAGACAGGGATTTCCAACGCTATCAGGACATGGTTGCAAGTCGAAGCGAGAGCGGAAAGAAAAGCGCAGCAGCGAGAGAAGCAGCAAAATCAACAAGTGTTGCTTGTGCTAAACAAAATCAGCAAAAGTCAGCAAAATCAACAAGTGTTGCTTGTGCTAAACAAGAGGCAACAAAAGCAACTGATTATGATAATGATTATGATTATGTAACACATAGTGTGTGTGTTAATAGCGCGCAGGCGCGCGCGAGCACACCACCAGCACCACACACAGATTTCGAGTTTTTCTTCCCGACTTTTTGGAAAGCGAATATTTTCCAGCCGGCAGCAGAGACGCAGCGGTTCATAGACTACTACGAAGCATCAGGATGGGCGCTGGAGAAGGGAGACCTTCTGGACAGCGACGCGAAAAGGCTAGCGAAGGCCAGGATATGGAAACCGAAGAAGGAGGGGGCGAGATTCCCGCCGAGATTTGCCGAGATTTGGTCAGAGCTCGCGGAACAGGCGCCTGACAACATCCGACGGCAGATGTACGAGGACGGCGTGGCCGTGCACATGGAGAGCAGGAGCGTCTGCACATCCATCGAGGTGACGAGGGCGGTGAAGCAATGGCTCATGGACCAATCAAACGCGGCGGCTAGGGAGCTGATTCTCGGGAAATGGCTACGCGGCAACAAAAACAAGCCGGTGCAATTCCCTGTATATGATTGACAATTAAAAACATTAAAAAACAAAATTATGGCAACACTAAACAAGGTGACACTCATCGGCTATGTAGGCAAAGAGCCGGACGTGAGGTATCTGGAAACTCCGGAGCATCCGAAGGTGGCGCAGTTCTCGCTGGCCACGACCGAGCGGATGAAGTCAAAGGACGGGGAGGTCAAGGAATTGACCGAATGGCACAACATCGTGGCGTGGCGCGGTCTGGCGGATGTCACGGAAAAGTACATACGAAAGGGCATGCCGCTCTACGTGGAGGGCAGGCTGCGTACCAGAAGCTGGGAATCGAACGGCAAGACGGCCTACCGCACGGAGATAGTTGCGGACAACATCCAGATGCTGGGCAACAAGTCAGATGGCGATAAACAGGCGGCTCCGGCTGCCGGACAATGGGTATCGCCGAAGCCGGCATATCAGCCGGCAGTTCCACAGGTTCCGGCATACGGCATGACAATGCCTGCGGCTCCGGTATATGACGATCCGAAAGATGACTTGCCGTTCTGACACTTTGCAGCCGGCGGTGCTGACGGCAAGGGAATACCAGGAGATGCGGAGGTGCATCGAGAGGGTTCGGCGCCTTGGTATCAGAGACAACAAGCTGACGAATCTCGTCGACCGCATGTCGGTGACGCTAAAGAAAGGCGCGAGAAGGGCGCAGAAGTCCGCCACAACGAAAGAGCGCACCATTGGCGGTGCAGTTGACCGCCAAAAGAAAAATAATCCGAATACAGCAGAAGAAATAGAAAATAACAATTCAAATTATGGAAAATAACAAAGAAACGAGGATAATTTTATCCGATGAGATTTTTTATGCGGTCCTGAAGGACGGAACGATTGTCAACAATGTCAAGAGTTTGCTGACCATTGACAAGCAAGACAAGTTGCTGTCATCATGTGAGAAGTTGTTAACTGCTGACGTGGATATTCTAAAGGACATTGAAAGTTATACTAACAGCGAAAAGATGATTCTCATGATGACCTTTCCTGTCGCGCAATTTTTATCGCGTGAAGCTAAGAAAAAAAGATTAGATGAACTTAAATCTAGCCTTCAAGGAAATCGCCAATGAAAAAGAAAATCACAAAGGAACAGGCAAAGGAGAACCTCAAGGCATTCCGCAAGGAACTCAAGGACAGGGCATGGAAGCGTGTCGCAGGATCGAAGATTCCCGACTTGGTCAAGGTCGGCCTTCTGATGTCCAATGCCCTGTCTCTGCTGGCCGCGCAGATTGACGTGATGATTCGCGCGGAACTCAAGGCAGAGGGCGTGAACGCAAAAACGAGCGGCGGAGAGGGGGACATAATCTGCGGCATGAAGAACTACGCGGAGAAGACAAAGGCTGCGGAGTATTGGTTTGAGCGCGACCTGAAGCCCTATATCGAGGGCTGCACGTTCGGCAGTTACGGCGTGAAGGCATACGATGACTTCAACCACAGCTCTGCGGAGGTCATACAGCTTCTGATGCTGTGCGTGGACAGGGGTGAAGTTGACGGCGGCATGGAAAAGGTCTTCCGGTCGCTGCAACGCCTGAAGAAGGGCACGCGGTTCTCCGACGAGGACATTTCGAGGTTTGATTTTAAGGAGTAGAATATAATGGACAGAGAAATGCTGCTTCGCGTTGTGGATTATGTCCAGCGCGGAAAGAAAAGCTGCGAGGATGCGGCAGAGAATCTTCTAAACCATGAGCCAGCACTTTCTTATTACAGGGGTAAGGCCAAAGCCTTCAGCGAGGTACTGGCGGTTATGGCTCAACAGGGAGGTAGTGATGAAGTTTGAAGCGACATTCTCGGAACACGGCAGGGTCATGACCAGGACCTATGACAAGCCGGACGCAACCAAAGAGGACGTAATAGAATGGTTCGGGTTGCGCGAACACGACATTGACTGGTTTACAATTAAGGAAATCAACGAAAAGGATTAGAAAATTATGAAATACGATTTTTCAAAATGCAATAATTTGCAATTCAAGGCGAAAGGTAATGAGGGAGAAGTAATGACAGGCTATCTAAAAGTTGCGAAAGAAGGAGAAGAATGTGTGGTGTATGTCTTCTCTGATAAGAAAGAAAATGAAGGTTTAGATAGCAGTCTTCAAATTGTAACAAGACACTACGATTGTTGCGAAATCATAGAAGATTTTAGCGAATGGGCGGAGAAGCACGATCTGGAAATAGTCCCGCGCGATCCGGAGACTTACTCCGACTGGAAGGTTGGTGACCGCGTCCGCTGTAAGTCCGGCGCCGAAGTTGTTTACGACATCGCCGCGAAACTTGGCGAAGTAGTGTTTCTGTCGAAAAATCACTCCCAAGTGTTAACATTACCAATCAACATATTAGTAAGAGATTCCAAACTCATCCTCACGGGCTACGAGCAGGAACTCCTGAAAGCACAGGAAAATAAAAAGTGCCCGTTTAAGGAGGGGGACAAGGTGTTAGTGAGAGATTCGGACACTTCTTGGAAGTTTGACGTATTTCAAAATTATGAAGAAAATGCATGTTATTCGTATGAATGTCTTGGCAGTGAATACGAGCAATGCATTCCTCTCAACGAGCACACGTGGAAGCTTTTGGGTACGACGGACGAATACAAGGAGGAGGAATAAATCATGGCAATGAAACTAAATGATTTTCTGCAGAAAGCCATCCTCTTCAGCGGGAAGACACAGGTGCAGGCGGCTCAAGAGGCGAAGATATGTCCTCCGACGTTCAATGAACTGTGTACTGGCAAAAGGGAAATAACTTACACATACGCAACGCGGCTTGAAAAGGTGTTCGGCATTCCGGCGCTGGTGTGGATGACGTGGCAAACAATGCAAACAATCGAAAAATCAAAAGGAAAATGAATTACAAAGTAACATTCAGAAGAAGCGTATTAGACGCAACGATGACAACTTGTGTCGAGGCGAGGTCTGTGGGAGAGGCTGCCGAGGTAGTTAGACAACGTTACCACCTATGGCACAAGGACATTATATCGGTTGAATTAAAGAATAGAAATTATGGAACAATTTAGTTTAGAAGAATATTTCAAAAATCCAACCAGACCGATCGTCACAAGGGATGGCAGAAGCGCGAGGATTATTTGCACTGACGCGAAAAGGGATTTTCCCTTGATAGCTTTAATTGAGAAAGACGATTATGCCCTTTTGTCCAAAGCCCTCAAAGATTGGGATGAGGAGAGCAAGGAGATATATGACAGAACTGAGCAACTCATAATGATGAAGTAATATGACGGACATTCAACTTTACCAACATTGCGAGGAGTATATCCACGAGGTCCATAAATTCGATGGGATGTGTTTCGTTGAGCCCTACAATTACCAAGAGTTCGTGCAGGGGTTGGATATTCAGGACAGCGAGTCCGGCTTTGATGCCTACGTAAGTTCGGGAGGAACACTCTGCTTCAAGATTGACGAACTTGAGCCGTTCTTTAATGACTTCGATGCTTTCCGCGAGGCATTCATCAATAAATTAGGAATCTAATGTTTTACTATATTGATTGTGGAGCCGCAGAAAGAGTACGATGGGCTTCTGGAATATCCGTACAGCCGACTTATTTGTTTCAACGGCATCAGGGACGTTATGGTAATCACAAAACTCAAGGAGGAAAAGAAATGACAAATAAAACTCAAATGAAAACAGACAAACTTATACTCGATGCTTGTTGTGGCGGGAGAATGTTCTACTTCGACAAGAACGATGACAGAGTATTATTTCAAGACATTCGCAGTTTTGAGACGACACTGTGTGACGGACGAAAATTTGAAATAAAGCCGGATATTCAAGCAGACTTTACAAACATGCCATACGAAGATGAAAGTTTTCAACTGGTCGTGTTCGACCCACCACATCTTTTAAGGAATGTTGGAAATTCAAAGTTTGCTGAAATATATGGAAGTCTTAATAAGAAAGCCAAACCAACCGGGTATCAGCAAATAAAGTATGGCGCACTTTATTCTGACTGGAGAGATATGCTGTCTAAAGGATTTTCGGAGTGCTTCAGAGTTTTGAAAAAAGGTGGATTTCTCATATTCAAATGGAACGAAACAGACATAAAGGTATCTGAAATTCTCAAACTAACTCCGGAGAAACCCATATTCGGACATATATCCGGGAAACGGTCAAATACTCATTGGATATGTTTTATGAAAGGATGAAACCATGAAAACACTTGATTTGGTTCTTAAAGGGAAATGGTACGATATGATTGCTTCCGGAGAAAAGACGGAGGAATACAGAGAGATTAAGCCATATTGGGAAAAACGCCTGTTAGACTATGAAGCCATAAAGAGAGATTATGAAATGCTTGTGTTTCGCAGGTTCCTGGTTGGCAAAGGTGTGGACCCGTTGGCATACCCACGAGGATTTACGCACGTTCGCTTTCATCGTGGTTATACAAAAATTACAATGACATTCGAAATTGACAGTATAACATTCGGCAACGGCAAAGAAGAATGGGGCGCAGAGCTGGGCAAAATGTATTTTGTTATCAAACTGAAAAGGAGGTCAGAATGAAACGATACCGGATTGTGAGAGGCGAAAGCTATTGCGGCTGTATTCCTATCACGGTGTATTGGGTACAGGTCCGTGTTGATAAGATGTTCACGTGCAAGTATGTGAATGTAAAAGGATTTGAATCGTACAGCCGTGCCAAAGAATTGTTGAACTACTTGAATGATTAACTATGTCAAAATACAGAGTAATAAAGGCCGTCAACGGCTACGGAGAAACAATCTACGTTCCGCAATACAGGCGGTTTCTGATTTGGCGCGACATGGACCAGTCGAGAAGGTATCATGACATACTCAGCGCGATTCGTTATATACGCACAAACGGCGTGCGGAAGTACGAAGATGTGGTTTTTGAACTGTAAAAAATGGAGAAGTATGAGCTATGACGAAGCTTTGAAAGCGCTTGCGGCGTGGCAGCAAGGTGTCACCGGCAAAACGCGCAAACGGCAGGGGCACGCGGAGGACGACTTGCAGATGCAGTGTGTCAGTTGGTTCCGTCTGCAATTCCCGCAGCTCGCGCGGCTACTGCACCACTCTCCCAACGGAGGACGGCGTGACGCACGCGAGGGCGCAAGGTTCAAGCAGATGGGTACGCAGGCAGGCTTCCCCGACCTGATACTGCTGGTCGCGGCGAAAGGCTACCATGCGCTGCTGCTGGAGCTGAAGACACGCACAGGGCGGCAGCAGGACAGTCAGAAGGACTACCAGAAGCGCGTCGAGGAGCAAGGGTACAGGTACGTGGTCATTCGTTCTTTTGACCAGTTCCGCGAGACAATAAAGGACTATCTCATCGTAAGCGGTTAAGTTTCAATTAACTTACTTTACTTACTTTTTGTTAACTTTGTAATTATTAACCAAGAAATCGACCAGAAAATGAAAAAAGGACACCAAAGAATAGCCATTGATTTGATAGAGATGAACACCGGCCAGATTGCAGGACTGCCGGCAAACCCTAGGCAATGGACCAAGGCGCAGTTGGACAAGCTGAAGGCATCAATCGAGGAGACTCCGGAGCTTCTGGAGGCGCGCGGCTGCATCGTCGACTATCACGAGGGCAAGTATGTCTGCCTCGGCGGAAACATGCGCTATGCGGCGTGCAAGGCTCTGGGCATGTCCGAGGTGCCGTGCTATGTCGTGCCGGAGGGAACCTCGGTGCTGAAGAAGAAGGAGATCGTGGCGAAGGACAACGTCTCCATGGGCGACTGGGATTTTGACGCGCTGGCGAACGAGTGGAGCGACATGGACTTGGAAGGCTGGGGCGTTGTCATACCGCCGGAGTGGGGAGCGGCCTGCGGCACAGATAACAAAGAGCTGACGGAAAGAGAGGAAATAGAGAGGAAGAAAAAGGAATTTGAGGAGAGAATTGCGGCAGGTGAGATGAGAGAAGAAGACGAAGAATATCAGGCCTTTTTAGCGAAATTCCAAGATGCTAAAACCACAGATGATTGTTACACGCCGCCGAATATATACGAGGCTGTCGTGTCATTTGTCGTCAAGACATACGGCGTAAAGGAAAAGGACTTTGTCCGCCCATTTTACCCAAATGGCGATTATCAGAATGAGAACTATCCGCGCGATTGCGTTGTTGTCGATAATCCGCCATTTAGTATTCTTGCAGAAATAATTTCGTTCTTTGAGAAGAACAAAATTAAATACTTCCTGTTCGCACCAACACTGACACTCTTTTCTTCTTCTTCTTCTTCTTCCGCATTGCCAATAGCGGCATCGGTAAGGTATGAAAATGGCGCAAACGTTAATACTAGCTTTTTGACAAATCTTGAGCCGCGAAACATTCGGGCGCGTTCTTGTCCTGAATTATACGCATTAATGAAAAAAGCGAACGAGGACAACTTGCGGAAACAGCAAAAAGAGTTGCCGAGATATGAGTATGACAAGCACGTGGTAACCTCTACAATGGTAGCTCAATTTTCACGCTATGGAATTGACTTCGTTGTGCCTCGTGATGAAAGCGAAAGAATAGGGGGGCTTGATTCGCAAAAGAAATTCGGCAAGGGCATTTTCGGAAGTGGGTTTTTAATTTCAGACAGAGTGAAGGCAGACAGAGTGAAGGCAGACAGAGTGAAGGCAGACAGAGTGAAGGCAGAACGTGAGAAGGCAGAACGTGAGAAGGTAGAACGTGAGAAGGTAGAACGTTGGGAATTGTCACAAAAAGAGCTGGAGATAATTGCAAGACTTAATGGCGTTAAAAAAAATGACTAAAATAAAAAGATATGGATAATCAAAGGACAATAACTGAAGAGCAGTTTATGGAGCACTGCGACGAGAGCTTGCGACAGCTGGCGCGTGAGGTGCGTGGCTGCGGCTTGTCTGTGTATCAGATAGCGAAGCAGTCAGGGCTGACATGGCGGACGGTCAAGAAGGTGACCGATGGCATCCCCGTGAGGTTCGACACGGCGGAGCGCATCCGCTTCGTCATGCAGCAGAACGCATCAACCGCTATCGGCAATTAATCGGGGAGGATTTGACATGGGGAGACCAGGGAACAAGAACATCGCCAACATCGGCAGGGAGACGCGCTTCAGCAGCACGAACCAGCCGAAGAAGAAGGGCCGCCGTCCGAACATCCTGACGAAGCTGAAGGCCATCGGCTTGAGCCACGACGACATCCGCACGATACTGGAGAACATCCTGATGGCGGACAAGAACAAGGCGTCCGAGATGCTCCAGGATCCGGAGCTTCCGCTGTTGCTGGTCGGCTATCTATCCGCCCTCATCAAGGATATAAAGAAAGGCAGCAGCATAACCTTGGACAGCATCGTCGACAGGCTGGACGGCAAGGCCACGCAGAAGGTCGAGGCTGACGCGACACTTCGAGACGCGCAACCGCCAGCCATCTATTTCGGAGAGGAAGAAGAACAAGAAGAAAACAACAAAGAGGATTAATGCTATTTTCGCCGAAATACAAGCCGCTTTTCAAAGTCATGCCGGAAGTGCGTTACTTCCTTGTCAAGGGAGGGCGCGCATCCGGCAAGTCCTATGCCGTGAACACATCCCAATGCGTGAGCACGTATCGCGACCCCTATAATATCCTATTCGCACGATATACTATGACATCTGCGGAGGTGTCTGTAATTCCGGAGTTCCGCGACAAGGTCGTGGCGCTTGAGCTTGAAAACCACTTCCGCGTGAAGGCTGCTGACATCGTCAATCTATCGACCGGAGCTAAGATTCTGTTCAGGGGTCTGCTCGCAAGCTCCGGCAATCAGGTCGCGAAATTGAAATCATTGCAGGGCATCAAGACATTCGTGCTGGACGAGGCTCAAGAGTTGACAGACCCTGACCTCTTCGACACGATAGACTTTTCCGTCAGACTTCCAGACGCGCCGAATACCGTGGCGCTGTCGTTCAACCCTACGGACGTGCACTCCTGGATTTACGAGCGATTCTACCGGAATGTGCCGGAAGGCTTCAATGGCATCATCGGAGACGTCTGCTACATCTCCACGACATACCTAGACAATATCCACAATCTTAATCCTTCAATAATCAAGCAGGCGCGCAAGATGGAAGCGGAAGCGCCGGAAAAGTACCGAAACATCTGGCTCGGAGAATGGGCCACGCTTTCAGAAGGCATCATATACAAGCGCTGGAAGGAAATTAGCCTGGACGACTGGCCTAAAAATCTGCCTTGCTTCTACGGCATCGACTGGGGCTACGCCAACGACCCGACGGCGGTCGTCTGCTGTGCCTATGACATCGACACGAAGACCATCTACCTGCGCGAGGTCTGCTACCAGCCGAAGCTGCTCGCTGGGCATATCGCCCGGATCATCTACGAGGATATGGAGGCGTTTGGCGTCGACCGCGAGGCGGACATCTACTGCGACCCTGCACGACCGGAGCACATCGGCGAGCTCCGGATGAACAACCTCTGCGCCATGCCGGCGGACAACAGAAACAAAGAAGGCCGAATATCCTATCTGCAATATTTCTCCGTCAAGTATGTTGGCGAGCACATCAAGTGGGAGAGTGACCGCTACTCGTGGAAGCCTGACCCGAAGGACCGGAGCAGATACTTGAGTGTACCACAGGACGGCAATGACCACCTCATGGACGCAATCAATTATGCGTGCGTCACGAAGCTCCGATACCTAGGGCAGACCAACCTTATCGGCGAGGGATAAAAAACCCCGCTCCGAGGAGCAGGGCGAAAGGCTTATATCATTAAAGGGATGCGACCGCCCAGCCTTACAGGCGGACGCTTGCCAGTGAACTCGCGATGTCTTTCAGCGCGTGCTCGAGGGTGGCCTTCTCTGCGTCCGTGAACTCGGCACGCTTCCCGTTGACGGCAAGCCCGTTGATTCTCTGACACAGCCATGCACGTGACTTCCCGAAGTACCTCTTCGCGACATAGGCCATCGAAATTGCAGGCAGAACATGGGAAAGCCTCTCCCTCATGCTCATGTCCTTCGCCTCCGCGATCGACTCGTCAAGCTGACGAGCCATGGCCTCCGCAACCGCTTGCGGGTCCTCGGCGCATGCCGCGCTCATTTCCGCCCTGACGGAGTTTCTCTCCGCGTCTGTCTTTGCGTTGACGAACCTGGCCTTCAGTTCATCCATATAAGTCTTGTCTATCATATCGTATATTTTTTAAGATCCCCACCTTGCGGTGGGGGGGGGTGTCCTAGTTCTTCAGAATCTCTACCAGCTCGTCAATCCTCTCTTCTATCACCTTCAGCATCTTCCAGGTCTCGTTGCGGCCTCGAAGCTCGCCGTAGAGCTGCAGGTAGAAGAGAAGTTCCTGCTCAAGCTTGATTCTTGCTCTTGTTTTTCTTTTCATGTTCCTTTCCTTTAATGACGATGCAAAGATAATAAACATTTGTTTATTAAACAAGGAAAATGATGATTATTTTACGTCCGAAGAAAAAGAAAATGCACAAACGTGACTATATGCACAAGCGTGGCAATAGCCCCAACGGGGCTATTTTGGGGTAAATTATGAAATTATATGTTCGGTCTAAGTCTTATATCAACCAAGGAAATACAAGCCCTCAGAAGCGAAATAAAAGGCTTCTACACGGAGGCCGGCGAGATTGCCGGCAATGTCTATCTTCAGGCTATCGCCAACTGCACGCGCGGGCTGGAGCTTCCGCCTATCACGGAGATGGACCGCATGACAATTAAGAAGTTCTATCAGCAGAGCGCTCCGGTGCAGGGTGTGGTGAACTACATCGCCCGCAATGTCGGCGAGGTGATGCAGTACCTGCTGCTGACGAGCAAGGCAGACGACAAGCCCGTGCAGAAGCATTGGCTCATTGACCTGCTGGCGCGGCCTAACGACCGCTTCACTATCCGAAAGTTCGGCACGGCATGGGCGGTGAACAAACTGCTGTACGGCGACGCGTGGATCTATGCTCCGAAGGCTGTCGGACGCAACCTAGGAACAATCAAGGAAATGTACGTTATACCATCGTGGCGAATCGGTGCGCAATGGGGGCAGGATTCGGTCTTGGAGGGCGTGAGGCTGCAAGGCTTGGCCGGAGACCAGACCATCCGGTTCTCGGACGTGTTCGAGAGCTTCGACTACAACCTTGACGACCAGAGCGCATTCGGCACGTCACGCCTTGCGTCCGCGTATCAGTACCTGTCAATGATGCAGAGTGGCATCTTGCGCGAGGACATCGCGCTGAAGAACGGAGGCGTCACGAACATCGTAACACCTCCGCAGGACAAGCTGACCGGCATCACGCGACCGGCTGAAGGAGACCAGCTGGAACGAGACTTCAACTCAAAAGACAACTTCGGCAAGACGAAGGTGCTGCGCTTCCCTATCGACGTGAAGACGCTGGGAAACGCTCCTGTGGACTTGGCCATTCTGGAGAGCCACAAGGAAGCCGTCACGGCGCTGTGCTTCGCTTACAACATTCCGGTGGACCTCTACTACGGTCAGAGCAAGTACGAGAACGCAAAGGAGGCAAAGAAGACCATCTTCGAGATGAACGCGGTACCGATGGCCAATGAGTTCGCCGAGGATCTTCTGAACTATTGCGGACTATCCAAGGAATTCTCGCTGGAGGTGGACACGCAGAGGATAGATGTCCTTCAGGAGAAGCCGGCAGACGCGCTTGACGCGCTCGACAAGATGAACGCATCGGTGAACGAGAAGCGCGAGGTCATGGGCTACGAACCGATACCCGAGGAATGGGCGGACAAGCCGATGATACCGATGGGCATGCAGTTCGGCAACGAGGCTGCGGACATTGACATAAACGAGCTGGCGGGTAATGCGTAGGCGGATAAGTCCAGCAATGCGCAGACATCTTGACTATCTGCGACTGAAGGCCTTGCGTATCGCACAGGCCTACGAGTCGCGCCTCAAGCGTCTGCGGCGCGCGGAGGTTCGGCGCGTCCTCGGCTTGTGCAAGGACTACGACCCTAGCGAGTGGGCGGGCGTCATTGACACGAACCTTTCGGAGTCGTACCTGCAGCAGATCGAGCGAGGCCTGATACTTTCCGTGGGGCTGCCGCACGCGCAGAGCGTGGTGCGCGACATGAACAGGAAAAAGGCGGAGGACAGCGAGGTGCTGAAGAGCATGTGGATGTCCTCGCTGGAGCAGTACGCCAACGAGCGCGTCGGTGACCTGATAGTGTCCGTGTCCGGCACGCTGAAGGAGAACCTCATCAAGATTCTGCAGGCCAAGATGGCCGATGGCGTCACCGGCATAGAGAAAGTGACGCTTGAGGTGTACAAGGAATACAACGAGCTGGCATTGTGGCAAGTCCGGCGGATAATTCAGACGGAGGCCATGATAGGGCTCGGCAAGGCCGGAGACGTGGCCGCGCGCACCCTCGACGTTAAGTACACCAAGCAGTGGAGCGTCAGCGGCCTGGGAAATTCCAGGGAGACGCACATCGAGGTGGACGGCGTGATCGTAGGACAGGACGAGCCGTTCAAGGTCGGCCGAAGCTACCTCATGTACCCGCACGATACGAGTATGGGCGCCGAAGCTGGAGAAATAATTAATTGCGCATGCGCAGTGATGCGCGTGCCGATGTGATTCCATAACTTTGTTTTTAGTTTTTGGGGATTCCGTTTTTTCGGGATTCCCTTTTTTCGCCGCAAACGTGACTATATGCACATTTAAGCGCCTGCCATTCACGGGGCTAAATTCATGCGTAAATCTCAATTAACAATGGCATTGCAGTATAAATCACACGCTGGCGGCATCGAGGTGAAATCTAAAAAGGACGACGGCACGCTTTCCATCCGTGCCTACGCCCTTGCGTTCGGGAATATCGACAGCTACGGCGACATCATCAAGACAGGCGCATGCGACAAGTGGCTCAGGTCCGAGGACAGCAAGCGCTGCGCACTCTGTTATCAACACGACATTCGCAACGTAATCGGCGTAATCACCGAGAAGGGCGTCGACGACAAGGGGCTCTGGATAGAATCAGACATCCTGCCGACACAGCAGGGCAAGGACGTCCAGATCCTGTTGCAGGCCGGAGCCATCAAGGAGTTCTCAATCGGCTACTATGCGGACACATACACCTACGGCAAGGAAGACGGCCAAGACGTGCGCTATCTGGAGGAAATCAGCATCGTCGAGGTATCGCCGGTGACACGTGCGGCCAATCCGCTGGCCACCCTCACGGACATGAAGGCTGAAGACATGGCTGGCTCGCTGGCGGCAATGCCGGAGGCGCAGCTGTCTTCACTCCACGATGCGGTCGAGGAGGAAATCGCAAAGAGAATAATATCAAAACTATAATTAAACCCTACTAACATGACAGAAATCGAAAAGAAAGCGCAGGAACTCCAGGGCAAGATGGAGGCTGCGGAGACAAAGGCTGAGAATGCAGTCAAGGAGGCTGCTGCTGCAAAAAAGAAGGCAGAGGAGACCGAGTCCAAGCTGGCAAAGGCAGAAGAGGCGCTTGAAGAGAGCAAGAAGGAGGCAGAGAACCTCGACAAGACCATCCAGGAGCAGCAGAAGGCTATTGAGGACCTCGGCAAGAAACTGAAGGAGAGGGGCGAAAAGTCCTTCGACATCGTTCTCCGTGAGTTTATGGATGAGCACAAGGAGGAAATGGAGACATTCGTCAAGAGCAAGACCTACGGCGGTCTTTCATTCAAACTTGCGACCGCAAACATCACCAACACATCGCTGGCAGTACAGCTGGACCCGAACATCCACTCTGACAAGCTGGCCGCCAATGCGTTCCTCACCACCTTCCCGAGAATCACCAGAACCGGCAACTCCATCGAGTGGCTTGAAGGTTCTGACACTGACCAGACTGACTACGTGGGAGAGTTCGAGGAGGCGACCAAAGCAAACAGCTACGCCGTGTCCGGAAAGACGCGCAAGTTCGCCAAGATCGGCTCGTTCATCGAGGTATCGTCCGAGGTTGCGGACTGGTTCAATGCCGTCTACCAGTGGGCACGTACTCGCGGAATCGCTCGCATCCTCCGCAAGGCGGACGAGCTCATCTGGAAGGGAGACGGAGAGGACGCTGCCAAGCCGTTGCACGTCTACGGCCTCAAGACTTCCGGCAGCACAGCATTCGCCGCTACCGGCGCAAAGTATGAGAATGCGACCATCGCGGACGTCATTCTCGACGCAATCGCACAGGCAAAGGCAAACGGCTACTCTGCCAACGTGGCTATCGTGCCGACAGCAATCGAGGCCCAGATTCGCGGCCTGAAGGACAAGAACGGAAACTACCTCTTCAATCAGGTGACCGGCATGTTCGGACAGGTCCGCGTCATTACTTCCGACCAGCTCGCAGCAACCGAGATTCTCGTTGCCGACACCTCATGCGTCGAGGTTATCGACCGCGGAGACTACGAGATGGAACTCGAAAGGGTCGCAGGCAAGGACGGATGGAGAGTCTGGCTGCGCAAGTCCTTCCAGGTTAAGGTTCCCGGACCGGAGAAGAAGGGCATCATCTACGTTGCTAACGCAACCACCGCGATTGCAGCGATTGCACCAGCAGCCTAATGCCTGCTGAAATCAAACGGCCGGAAAAGCCGCACATTCCAAAGGTCGGAGAGGTCGTCGTGTGTGAGGTGGTAAAACCGCACGACGGCATTCCTTCCGGAGAACGGCGAAAGGTCCGCGTGGACGCGGTCGTGAAGTATATGATCAAGGAAGGCTTCTGGAAGATAATTGGATAAATCACATGCTCATAGTCAAGAAAGTAATAGACGACAGACGCTCATATCTGCTTCCGCAACTCAAGAGGTATGCGGGAGCAGTTGACGATACGCAGGATGCAATATTGCAGCGGATGCTTACTACTGCTGCCCTGGAGATTCAGGAGCACGCGGACGTCAGCATCCTGCCGTGCGAGCTGGAGCTGCACGTGGACAGGAACACGTCACGCGACATCCGGCTCTACCAGACGCCTGCGGAGGTGTTGTCCGTGACTTCCGCTGACGGAGCAGGCGTAGATTACACCACGGACGGCAGATACGTGCGCACAGCGGGCGTTTTGCCGTCTCTCGTGGTCAATTACACCACTGAGCCGAGAGAGGCCGAATACGGGCGCCTTTTGCCGCTTGTGTTCCAATATGCGACTGCCCTGTACGACGGGCAGACTGACGAACTAATCAAGATTATAGCGCAATGTTAAGACAACCGAGAAACGCGAGGACATACACGCAGCCTATCGAGCTGCTGTTTGCTGAACCGCACACGGACGAATACGGGCATGCCAGCCTCGGCGAGCCGCGCGTGGTGCTCCGCGTTTTCGCGTCGGTCCAACAGATGAGCGCAACGAAGTCGATGATGACGTTCCAGCAGGCAGACGTCGTGGGCGTGGACATCGAGATGCGGTGGACGGCGGCCAAGTTCAACGGCATACGCTGGCAAGGCCACGACATCGTGTTCTCGCAGCCGGAAAACGTGGGCATGCGCAACCGGATAATGCGCATATCAGGATATTACCAAGTCGACAACCCCTGACGCGGAGGAGCCATGGAGCAGGACGGATTCATTGTCGAGAATTTTCCGGAGCTGAAAAAGGCCTTCGGGAAGCACACGGCTGAAGTCAGGAGGGTGTGCGACGAGGCTCTGTCAAAGGGCGCGATGTCCATCATATCCGAGGCTCAGCATAACCTGCGGATGAACGGCACGAACACCACAGGACTGCTTTCCAACAGCGGACGCGCGGAGAAGATGGGCAGTTGTGACTATCAGGCGGGCTTCTTCTCCGAGGAACAGGGCAGAGGCTATGCCGAGTACGTGGAGAACGGGCGCAAGGCAGGCAAGATGCCGCCGAAGATACTGACGGCATGGGTACGGAAGAAGCTCCGGATCCCCAAGGAGAAGCAGGCGGCCTCCGTCGCTTTCTTGATAGCGAGGAAAATCGCGAAGAAGGGCACGAAGGCTCAGCCGTTCTTCGGTCCGGCAGTAGCTTCGCAGCAGAAGGTCATATACAACGAAATAAAGACGGCATTAACGAAGATAATCAACAGGGGCAAATGATAGACATCAACAAGGGCATACAGGCATGTGACGAGCTTTTCCGTCACCTGACAAGAGCGATGCAGCGTAAGGGCGTATTTGTCGGCAGCACCGCCGGCTATCCGCGTGCGGAGATTGCGTCAATCAACGAGCAGAGCGGCATCGACAAGGGCGGTGACGTGCGTCAGATACTCGTGTCCATTGACTCGATGTCGAGCAGGAGCCTCGGCGAGGCGCTGGCAATCAGTCAGAGGAATCTGGACCTCATCAAGGAGGCAGAAGACACTACTGACAACTTCCGCATTCTGGGCGTGACCGAAAGCACCGCGCAGACAATGGAAGACATGACGGAGACACAAGTCGTCCTCTATCGCGTGATAACAAACATAACTTTTTATTTGGCAGCTAAATAAGGAAAATCATGGCAAAACTTGGAAACGTGAGGAAATTCTACCTCACAACAGGCAAAACTGCTGGAACCTTCACCTGGCTGAAGGGCGAGCAGAACAACGGCTTCAACCGCACAGCTGAAGCAATCGAAGTAAGTGATAAGCAAAACAGATGGGCACAATTCCTTTCTGGAAAGTTGGGAGCGACCGCGTCTGTAACAGTCTTCACTGATGACGCGGCAAGCGAGATGCAACATAAAATTATCAGTTCGCTTCACAATGGACAATCGGTGTTCGGCTTCATCGGCGAGCTTTCGGGCGATACAGGCAGCGCAACACCTACCGAGGGGGATCTCTTTGAGGCAATCATCACAGGAATCTCCGACACCAACGACTATGGATCTGTCGCGTCTCGCTCAATAGACCTGACGGTCACAGGAGAACCAACACACTATCCAACCATATCGGCAGAAGTATGACGGCGGAGTTTTCTATCGAATTGAAGAAAGGCGTGGCGGTGAACATCTTGATTACGCCGCGCCTTTTTGTTTACAAGGGGCGCGAGGGCGTCACCTTGGAGGCTGACGGGGAAAACATCCCTGCCGTCATGTCGCTTTATGCGGACGTGCTGTATTGCGGTGCGCTGAACTGGTGGGAGCTCTCTGGCAAGGATGCGGACGAGTTCGAATACAAACGCATGGACTTCCACGTCTGGGCTGCCGAGCATCCGGACGAGTTCGGGCGAATTGTCGCAAAGGCCGTGCGGCTGCTGTCAGGAAAGAGCCTTGCGGAGCTGACGGACGAGGCAAAGAAGAAGCAGGACGCAAAAAAAAAATCATTGTGTGGCTGGATTACGCGGATATTGAGGCGTTTCTGGTGGGGAGGTGCGGCAAGAGTGAGGAAGAAGCGGGATGGGTCAGCATGCGGCAGTACATCCTCTTGCGTGAGGCGGCGGAACAGGACGAGCGGCGGAAATGGGAGCGTGCAAGGTGGCAGATGTTCCTAGCCTTGCAGATGAACCCTTATGTGAAGCAGAAGCCGTCCACGCCGGCGCTGTGGGTTCCGTTTTCATGGGAGAAGGATGCGGAAGCGGCAAGGGCACAGGAAGGAGACTGGCAAGTATCACGGCACGAACAACTGGAATTGGACAGATTGCTGGAAGATTTCATAAAATCGAAAGAATGACATGGGAAAGATAGGTGACCTCTGGGTCAAGTTGAAACTCAAATCGGACGAATACAAGAAAGGGCTGGACGATGCACAAAGCAAGACGCGGTCGTTCTCTGACAAGATAAAGAGCTTGTCCGTCACGGCAAAGGCCATCTGGGGTGCCATCGGCATATCTGCCGCAAAATTGGCAGGTGACTTCATCAAGTCGTCGCAGACCATTGGCGACGCTTGGGATAAGACAATGACCAGGCTCACGACGAAGTGGCAGGCGGTAGTTGCCGAGCTCAACCGCTCGCTGGCCGGCTCGGGCACGGAGAGCCTCGGACAACAGCTAGCGAGGGGATTCATGGGGCCTATCTGGGGAACGCTTTTCGGGCCGAACTCCAAGCGGGCAGGACTTGCCGGCAAGTCATTGTCAGAGGCAAAGGACGCTATGACGGAGATTGAGTACGCCTTCCGGCTGACGATGGCACAAACAGGCCCGAAACTTCACGAGCTGTACCTCAAGATGATGAACTCTGCGCTCTCGGCTTCGGAAAGGGAGGCAGCTGCAAAGGACTACCGAAAGGAGGTAGAGGACATCTACGCGCCGCGCGTGAAAGGAATTAAGGATGTCATGGACAAGACGGCACAGCAATATCTTGCCATCGGCGGCATTTCTCCGGATAAATACAGCACCGACAAGGTGCTTGAACTCATCAAGATGATGGGGTCGGATCCGGCAAAGGTCGAGCGCGAATATAGTGACTTCTTCGCAGGCTATCAGAGCATTGGCGACGACATCTCCGGCAACCTCGTGAACACAATGGAGGCATATTACAATGCCACCAACGAGATGAACGACATCCTGAAGCGTGCCGACCGCACGGCGCAGTCGATGGAGAAAACAGGACTTGACGACATCATCAAGAAGCTGGGCGCCGCCAAGGACGGCATGGCGGACTTCCGCGCCCAGGTCGCAGAAGAAGCGGAAGTGATAGCCGCCGACGAGGAGTTCCAGAAGATGTCCGACCCTCTGGAAGAGTTCGAGCGGACACACGACGAGGCGTTGAGCAACATGACGGAGAAGCAGCGGACATTCGCGGAGCTCGCACAGGAATCATACGAGAAGGCAGCACGCGCAGCGTATGATTATGCGCAACAGGAGCAAGAATCAATGAATATCGCTCAAGATGCAGCCGACACGGCAATGGAAGGACTGGAACAGCTCGAAAAGGCGTCTATTGCTGTTGGCGAATACCTCGGCGATGCTTTTGCAGCGAGCGTCTCGGATAGTTTCCAAACGCTTACAGACGCTCTCTCAGGCGTTAGCGACCTCGATGCTGGTACGCTTACCACGGCGCTCCTCAAACCGTTTGCGGATATGGCGAAGCAGATGGGTGAATATCTTGTATCAATGGGAACCGCCATTCTGATTACCAAGAAGCTAGCCATCAAGAATCCTGAATTAATGATAGCGGCAGGTGTTGCACTGACAGCTCTAGGCGCAGCCCTGTCAAGCGGCATACAGGCAATTTCCAATTCACTCGGCAGTGGCGGCGGTGCGTCATCATCCGCATCGGCAGGATCATCTACTCCAACAACCGACAGCAACATCTCCACGGAAATGACAATATACGTGAAGGGCAAGATTTCCGGCAAGGACATACTCATATCGGGCGACAATGCTCGCAGTTATTACAGGAGGTAACATGGCAGAATATGGACTTAAATATGTGGCGAATTTTGACAGCCGAAAGGAAGCCGGCGCAAAGGCATTCACCTTGGAGATATGGCAGAAGGATCTGCCGCAATCATTCGAGGCGAAGACTATCCGCGCATGGCGAGGGCTGACGCTTGAGGTCGACGGAGACGACGACCCTGTCTCTCCTGTTCAGAAGACCATCGTGAATTTTACGCTCGTGGACGCGCCGGAGATTGCGGACGCGGCGACGGAGAAGTCTGGAGACTGGCAGGAGTTCTTCACGCCTGACAGCACAATGTATAAGGTTATCATCAAGCAAGGGATGCAATTCTTGTGGAGCGGGTTCATAACGCCCGACAACTGGCAGGAATCGCTGGACTATCGCGGTGCGGTGACCATTACCGCGCGCGACAACATCGGCCATCTCCAGGACTTCGATTTCGACCTTCAGGGAGACAATGCCGGCACGGCAACGATTGCCAACCTGCTGAAGGCGGCAATCGACAAGATAGACTTCCAGATGGCTATATATTACCTTCTCGGCGAGTGGGAGTATCAGTCAGCTCACAAGTGGATATTATACGACAATTCGGAATTGGCGGACTTCCGCGTGAATGTGTCGCAGTTCGAAGGAAAGAACTGGTACGATGTCTTGGAATCAGTCTTGTCCTCGTTGGGCCTGTTTATCCGTTACACAGGGAACAACCAGTACGTTGTGAGCCATCTGCGGTACTTGCCGTGGCTCGGGAATCCGACACAGCAGAGCACTGATGTGCAGGATGTCGTTTTCCTCGGCGGCGGCACCCGCACTTACAAGCCGGCGTATAAGCGGATAGTCGAGAATGTGAAGTATGACTTCAACGAAGAGGCACAATATGACGCAGCGGACGGCCTGTCATTGGAAGCAGCTACTGACACATACACGACCAACATCTCCGTAATGATTCAGGAGCGTCCTGCGACATACGCGCAGATAACAGGTGCTATAACCAAGAACACCAATGCTGCCGCTAAAGGCTGGCAAACAGGTAACGGCTTCGGGCCATTGACTGGCAGGACATCATCCGAGTTGGACCTTGACCACGTAGCGCTATTGGCCGCCAACGAGAAAACCGCGTCAAGAGTGTTCGTCTACAACATCGACACATTGCTGGCCGGCATGAACGGCACGCTGGAGCTGCAATTCGCAGAAAGTCCTGCGATATATGCACAGCGAAGGGGGCGACAACCTGAATATGTGCTGCTGACACATTCTACGACTGGAGAAAGCGGTGGAATGACGGAAAGAAAAGAATTCACTCCGCACCTGTCGTCGCTCAAGTATGCGCTGATATTCACGACTTTGGACGGCACAAAATATTATAAGACAGAAACGAGCTGGCAGCAGGGGAGCAAGATTCTTGAATATAACGAAAATCAGAATGCCGGCTCCATATCTTTCAATCTCGAGGATTCGTCCACCCTCATCGGGCAGACTCTGATGCGCACGGCCGGCCGCCTGCGTCTTGTCCTGTCGGAGATATACTTCGATGTCGGAGATGCTAACGTGTTATTGACGCCTCAAGGCTGCGGTGTATATATGGCTGTCACCGGCATTTCCCTGAAGGCCGAAGCTGTCGGCAAACTGGAGTCAGACACGACCACGACAATCAACAATGACCATTACAACGTGACGGAAACGCGCTCTCCGGACATAGGGTTCCTGAGCCGTGACGTGGTTTGGCAAACGTCGCAGAACTACGGCAACGCCGTGTATTATGCGAACAGCGAGGGGCTCGTCGCGCCTGTCCTGTATCGCGTCACCTGGGATGGCGTGACTTCTCCGTTTCCGGTGTTCATTCACAAGCAGATCCTCCAATACCACCGCGAGCCGATGCAGATGCTGGAGGGTGACTGCATGCCTTCGCCGGCAGGAGTATGGAACTACAATGCCGTCGTCAGATACAAGGGGCATAAATTCCTGTTGCAGGGCGGCACGTATGACTTCGTTTCGGGCATCATGTCCGGAGTGCGGCTCCACGAGTTCGAGCAGTACGACGACATCTGGAGCGAGGATGCACCGGAAGTGGGCGGCGTGTGGTCCGTGACGCTGGAGGCGGTTGGCCCGAACAAGATGCAAGTCATACATGCCCTGGTCGACAGCGCCGGCATTGCCTTAAAGGACGCAAAGACCATTGCGGACAATGCGCCTTCACTGGTAGGCAATAATTACACCCATGCTGAAGCACAGAGCATCCAGAAAGCGATAGCGGCGGCCGGAGGTACGGCCACCATTGCAGAAGTGACTACTAACTAATTAATTATCATAATCATGACAGCATTAAAGAAAATACGAATCGGCACGGACGCCATCATTGCCCTGTCGGTCAACATATCCGGCAAGCCGGTGACATGGAGCGAGGGCGACATCCGTCACGTGTACGCCTTCTCGGACGTCCAGGGCCAGCCAGTGGCGGAAATGTCCCACAAGGCTGAAGGGCAGACGCTGCGCTGCACATACGCGGCAAAAGACCAGAATTATACAGGACCTTTCCGTGTTATCGTCGAGTTCGCGGACGGCAAGGCGTTCTCTTCGTCGCTTGACGTTCCGGCATTCGAGATCGTCAGAACTACGGAAGAAGCGGATGCCGACACTGGAGAGGTCGTCCTGGACATTGACGGCACTATGCGCTTCTATTCATTATCCGAGGCAATCGCCAAGATAGAGGCTGCGACAAAAGCGGCCACCGATGCGGCAGCGGCAGCTGACAGGTCTGCCGGCAATGCGGACGCGAAAGCCACGGCGGCCAACGAGGCGGCGGTGAAGGCCAATGCGGCAGCAAAGGCGGCAGGAGCGACGAACACTAGCATCGCAGAGGCAGAGGAGCAGCGCGTCAATGCTGAAAACGCACGAAAAGAGGCTGAACTGGCACGTGCGGACGCGGAGAAGGCAAGAGCTTCGGCAGAGGACAAACGCACCGAGACGGAAGCCAAAAGGGCGGAAGCAGAAGCCCAGAGAGCCGCCGGCGAGCAGTCTCGTGTGAACGCCGAAACTGGCCGTGTGAATGCTGAATCTGCCAGGGTGACGGCGGAAAGCGCAAGAGCCAATGCTGAAGCGACAAGAGCGGCAAACGAGGAGCAGCGGAAGAAGAACGAGAGCGAAAGGACATCGGCAGAGGCTGGCCGCGTGGAAGCGGAAAAAGGAAGGGTAACAGAAGAATCTACACGTGTGGCAGAGTTCGCACGCCTAAAAAAAGAATCAGAGACGGCAACCAAGAACGCCACCGATGCGGCAGCGGAGGCTAAAGAAGTGTCCTCCGGCGTCGCAGCGCTTGAGCGCGACCTCGGCCAGTACGCGGAGCTTCCGTCTGTAGCTATGACGGCGGAGACTACAGGCAAGTATATCAATGCAGAAGGCGAGTTCGTGGACGACGCGGACTTCAACATCGCGGCTATCGGTGCGGTGGTGGTAGGCAACACCTACGAGCTGTACATGGGCGGAGCCGACAAGATGAAGCTGGGCGTGGCTCTATTCGTCGCACGAATCAAGACAACGACTACATCCGGCACTGAAAGGATTGAATACGTGCCGCTGTTCTCGGCAATGAGCACTGACATCCCTACAAGCGGATATGTCTGCTTCGAGGCAATGGAGGCTTACTCCGACGTGCTCGTCTGCTATCGTGCCGACGTGCCGGAGGCTGCGACGCTGCTTGTTCGCCGCTATGGAACGAAGGCGTCTATCGCCACGCAAATCAACAACCTGCGGAAAAAGGTCGACCTCAAGTCATTCGCAGACGGCTACTACGAATCAATGCGTGTCGGAACTGCTGACAACCTCACATCCAAGGGTGATGCTACGGAGGAAGTCATCATGTCGCGCAAGGCAGGAGGAGACAACCAGATAGAGGACGGAAGCGCGAGCATCAAGAGGATAAAGGGGAACTCTTTTGTTCTGAATCAAGCAATTGGTTCAGATACACCATGGTATCCTGTTTATGGAACAATGACAAAAACAGGTATCAGCATTAGTTATACGTATGGTACTGTAGGAATACAAGACTTTAACCAGAATCGTATTGCTGTTAACTTATTTATTAGCGACGCACATAAATATCTGATTTATTTCCAACTGACAACTTCAAAGGAAGGGAAATCTCTCATCGGTGGTTCCTTAATTGATGCCAAAACAACTGAGCAGGCATATACAGCAACTATAGGTATTAATAAAATTGCTGCAATTTTAACTGCCATAGGAACAGGAAAAACAGACCTTAGACTGGGTTTTCCTGCAAATAATACCATAAATGTAGGTGACACTGTTTCGATTGAGGATATTATGCTCTTAGACCTCACCCAAATGTTCGGCATCGGCAACGAGCCAACGACCCCTGACGACTTTGCCAAGCGCCTTGGCTATTCAAGCATCGACGACGTACCGTATATCCCTTACAACAAGGGAGAAATCGTGTCGTCATTCGCGGAGGGAATCAAGACCACCGACACGGAGGGCAAAGTCAGTGAGAGGAAGTGGAGCAAGACTTTGAAGAAGTATTTCCCTGATGGGCTAAAATCGGTAATTTCCGTATATGACGAGATTACGCCGACGAAGGCTGTCAAAAGAGTGTCATCTATCCGTTTTATTGATATTAGATGGCTGGGCTATACCATAAGTTCAACAGGTCTCTCATTCTTTTATGGAAAAATTCCAGGCGGGCAGCAAGGATTGGCGTTGTGCGACAAATATCCTACACGAATAAGATTGGACGTATCAAAACAAAGTGATTGTTACATTACGACAGGCGGTTATATTGGTCCCGCTGCGACTATAATTATAGTTGACCAATCATTTGCTTCTTTAGATGATTTTATAAATGCGCGAAAAGACAGCATTATACATTATATCTTGGAATCACCGGAAGAGACAGCCTACGACGAACTGAACCTCACGGAACAGGTCGCTGAAGGCGGAATGGAGGAGGCGATAATCACCGACGGCAAGACATCCACGCCTATGCGTGCTGACATCGTCTATCCTATCGACGCGTACAATACCATCAAGGCGAACAAGACGAACATCGGCACATTGTCGAGCTTGAACACCGCAAGCAAGACTGACCTCGTGTCGGCAATCAACGAACTTGCAGGCAAGGTCGGAGCGCTTGAGGCAAAGGCAACGGAATCAGTAACCAACAAAACAACGGAATAATTATGAACAGGATGAACATTGAAGGAGTGAGGGAGGGCTATGTGAGGCTCTCCTCACCTAACGGAATAGTCGACACGCGCAACGGCGATATTTTCGCGGAAGTAATCGTGAAGGCAAAGAGCGCGAAGTGGTTCAAGGAGGTAGAGGACAAGGAGGGATAAGATGGACGATATTATCACAACACTGAATCTCCCTGACGGAATGTGCAGGGGGATTATGATAGCCTTCATGCTCTGCGTGCTCGTTTGTGCTGCGGCGCTGATTGACATGTGGACAGGCATAGACGCAGCAAAGGCGAACAAGGAAAAGATAATGAGCCACGGATTGCGAAAGACCATCCGAAAGATTATCGACTATCTGCGGATAGTGTACTTCTTCCTGCTCATTGACATCTTGGGCGCTGTGTTCGTATGGTACAACCTGCCGTACTGCGCGATTCTTGCGACGCTGGGCGTTCTTCTCATTGAAGGGCGCTCCGTCATTGAGAACTCGCGGAAGAAGCAGAGCGCGGCTGGCAGAGTGGTGGATGCTGTTCAGGAGATTATCTCGTGCGTGGACAGCGAAAAGGCTCAAAGGATTATCGAGATGATTAAGGAAGAGCCGAAGCACGGCATCGAAAAAAAGGAGTAAGTGAGATGGAGATTACATGTGACACATTGCGGAAGATATACCCGCAGTCGAAGAGCATTGCAAGATATTGCGAAGCTCTGCACCAAGCCATGGCGGAATGCGGCATCGACACGGCTGCAAGGGCGCGTGCCTTCCTTGCACAGATAGGACACGAATCTGCGCAACTGAATCGCGTCGAGGAGAACTTGAACTACTCCGCGCAGGCATTGCGGACGGTCTTTCCTAGGTATTTCCGCACTCCGCAGGAGGCAAGCTCATACGCGCATCATCCGGAGAGGATAGCCAACCGCGTCTATGCAGAACGCATGGGCAACGGAAGCGAGGAGAGCGGTGACGGGTGGAAGTACAGAGGCCGCGGCCTGATTCAGATTACAGGACGCGACAACTACGTGTCTATGTCGTCGCTGATGGGAAAGGACTTGACGGTCTGGCCCGATGCCCTGCTGATGCCTTTGTATGCCTGCCGCTCCGCTGCATTATGGTGGAAGGCACACGGCCTTAATGCCCTTGCGGACAGACTATCGGGAGCCGGAGAGCGCAAGATCTTCGGGGCAATCACCAAGTGCGTGAACGGAGGACTGAACGGCATTGACGACAGGTGGGCGATTTACCAAAGGGCGAAAAATAGTATTGTAGTCTAAATTGTAGTATAGGAATGAAACGAATAATATTATTAGGCCTTGTTGTTTTGCTGCTCTGCTCGTGCGGAGCGGCAAGAGTGCAGACGCAGACGATATACGTCCGCGATACTACCTATATCAGCAAGGTGCAGGTCGATTCGGTCTACAAGCGAGATTCTGTCTTCGTCAAAGAGAAAGGCGACACGATTTACAAGTATGTCGAGAGATACCTCGACAGGTACAAGTTCCTACGCGACACTATCTACCGCTACAAGGTAGATTCAGTCTATGTCGACAAGGAGCGCGTGGTCAAGGTTGAGAAACAACTGACGGCTTGGCAGCGGTTTAAGATGCGCGGCTTCTGGGTATTATTAGCCGCTATGGCGTGTTGGATAGCTTGGAAGAATAAGGCGCGCATTTTAGCCTTAATATTGCGGAGATAGACACTATAAGGGCAAAAAAATGCCCCTGACTTGCAACTGCAAGATTCTAATAAGTAACCAGCTCAATAAGAAAACCCACAGGCACATTTACAGGGGCAAAGTTAAATGCCTCATGTTTGTGCTTGTGGGTTATGTGGTATCTTATCAAGTCTGGCTGAGGCGAAAGTTAAACAAAAATTTTTACAAACGTATGAGAAAATCAGAAATTTTCGCCGCAATTCTTTCAGACGTCTCCTCGGAGGCGGAAATTGACAGTGACCGGATATTGTCTTCAGAACGCAAGGAAGAGGTCGTGGACGCGCGTTATCTCGTTATTTTCCTGTTGCTCGGCAACGGCTTCTATCCTGCAATGATTGCAGAGAGGATGGGCTTGTCGGCCCGTGCCGTCAGGAGCGCAATATCGGGGTTCGAGGCGCGCCTTGCGAACTCTGCGGGTCTCCGTCTTGTCTGCGAGCGGCTGTCTCGAAAGTGGCTTGCATAAATAAGGAAACAACGCGGAAGCAATAGACACTAAACACGGAGCTAACTGCCTGAATATCAACAAAGATAGTAATATGTTTGCAGCACGATGTACACGTGCCAAGACCGCCGAAGGCAAAAGAGGCGGATAACATTAAAACTATCGAATCATGGACGATAACATGTTACCTTATATCCTTGACAGGAGAGACGATTGTCGCCACAGAGGCTCAAAGGGAATGGCTGCAACAGGCATCGGCTTGGCTGCCGGACTTGGCGGAGGCGCATTGCTCTTCGCGATCGCCGGACTTTGGGGGCTGAACAAGGCTTCAGAGGCCAGAGCGGCAGGAACCAATCATGGACTTGCAGGCGTCGCCACAGCATTGGCCGCACTCAACGGACACGTCGCCAACGAGCGCGCGTCACGCGAGGCTTGGCAGGCTGCGAACGCGCCTAGCATCCGCAACTATGTGGACGTGAGCAACACGCCTGTCGCTGCATCCACCAGCGTCTCAAACGCCGTGGCTGATGCCCTCGCATTGGCCGCAGCATTGAACAACAACAGCAACCCGCTCAACAGCGCAATCGGTCAGGAGAGCTTCCTGCGCGTGCAGAGGTACTCCGCTCCGCAGCCGTGCGGATGCGACACATGCTCTTGCGGTAATTAACACGAGAGGTTATGGCCCAATTCTTCAGTAAACCACGCATCGACCTGTCGGTGCTCCGTCCGACTTCCAAGCTGTCGCTCAAGCTGACTTGTTTGGCCGCCTGCGACAATGACGTGAAGACCGCTACGGAGCTGTACGACTTCATCGCCGGAGACATGGCGCTTCCTGACATCGACCCTGAAAGGCCGACGACGTTCGGCATGATAAAGCAGGGCGCGGAAGACATCTTCGGATGGGTCCAGGAACACAAGGACGAGCTGATGCAGGGCTACCAGCTGATAAGGGGAATGAGGGGCGGCGCAACGGCGGCAACGCCTCCGGCAGCCCCTCCAATACCTGACATCTGATGAAACCCTACAAGGCACAATTCTACGTCTACGCCGACAGCGAGCAGGAGGTCAGGGAGCTGGAAAAGGCTCTCCACGACTTCACGGCGGCGCAATACGGCAAAGGCGTGCTGGTCTCCGCCACGAAAATCACGGAGGCTGTCAGAAGGTTCGGCCATAACCTGCTCATAACACAATTCCTGAAATGAGCGACGGACCTAAAAACATCTTCGAGCAGATACTCTACGGCCTTGAGGTCACGAACAACAATATCGTGGAAATCTCAAAGGACATAGCAGCTCTGCTTGAGAGCATCGCCGAACTCAAGGCGGCGATTCTGCCGTCAACCGCACCGGACGGAACGGACAAGGCATTTTCCGGTAACCAAGTAAATGAATAACACCATGGCAAAGAACGCAACCATAACTACGACCCTTGCAGCAGGTTCGGCTGCATCGCCTTACTACTTCATGGCCAACCTCACGAAGTCGCTGTGCGCTCCGTGCTGTGCCGCCACGCCGCCCGTATTCGCGCCGAAATTCTCCGTCGTGGGAATTTCCGCCGTCGGAACAGGGCAGTACGTCGCGACAATCAACGTCCAGGGGCTTATCACCTACGACCCGTGCGGAACAAACTGCTGCGCGAAGACGGAGCCGGTGAACCAAAACTTCACCATTCCTTTCGCATCGGCAGCAGCGCCGACATCCGTGTCGGTCACCGCCGGAACAACGACGAACGCAATATCCGCACAGCCTTGCAAGGTATGCGGCCGCGTGTTCGTTTCGGAGACGCCTCTCGCGCTAGCAGTCGCATAGCGTCATGAACTGGGTCGCAACGGCGCTGTTGGCGGCCTTCGCGGTCGCCCTGGCGCATCACCTCGGCCTAGTGGAGAAAGTGGCCGAAACGGCGCGGGAAATCGCCGGATGCTCACGATGCTCCGTGTTCTGGGCGGTCCTCTGCGTGCTTCTCTTTGAAGGGGTCAACGCCGTGGCCGCTTTCGGGGCGGCAATCATGCTGGCGTACCTCTCGGACTGGTTCGGCCTCGTTCTCTTTAAGGCCGCAAAACTATATGATAGGCTATGGCAAAGAATAAACAACAGGCGCAACGGACTGACGAACTGAAGCCGCAGGCTCCGGCGGTCAAGACCATCCGGTACATGCCGGTGCCGAAGTTCGGCACGTGTCCGCAATGCGTCAAAACAAACACTACTACGACATGAACGATATAGCAACAAGGTTCATATCTATTCTCCGCGAGAGGATAGACACGGAAGCAGGACAGGCCATCATCCTGAAAATGGTCGGGGAGATGGACAGCGAAAGGCTCAACATCATCGCCGACGAGTGCGAGGACATGGTCAAGTTCCAGAACTACCTGTCGGAAGATGAGGCTGACTGCATCGTCCGCAAGTTCGTTAACTTCGACGGATCTAAAGGTCCGCACTGGTCAGATCCGGACGCCGCATTCCGAGCTGTTCAGGCTCTTGGCATGACTTACGAGGAGGAGGGAGAGTTCAACCGCTGGGCTTTCTTCGCTGTCCTGAACATGGTCTGGTCGGACGAGTGGGGCGTGCTTCACAACTACGTCGAGCAGGACCAGGAAGTCCGCGTATGCGCGGAACTTGCGCACGCACGTCTCGAAGACAGAGACAAGGTTTTCTCCGTACGAAAATATTTTAACGTCTAGCCGAAAGTATCGGACAAATCACATATCTTTGCACCCGATTTGAGACGGCTGGGAAGCATGGATTTTTTCCGAATTTTTACAAATGTTTACAAATAGTTTAACAACGCAGAAATTTCTGCGTGAGATACTTGCTTGACATTCACTTAATTACAATATTAATAGTATAATGTGCATACTA